TGGCGCACAAAGTGCATTTGAGCTTCAATGATCTTTCAGACAGATTGCCGCCTGACAAGGTATTTGTTCAATGTTCAGGTTGCAGCGCGTTTGGCGTTGAAGAATTGGAAAATGTAGAGGAGCTAGGCGATGAAGCGCAAACACACAATTGAGATGACTTTTACAGCTGAAGCGGCAACAGCTTTGCAAGCAATTCTTTACTTGCGAAGGGCGATGTCTTATCTGCCTGAATCTTATGTGGAAATGTTCGACATCAAGTTATCCACAACCGATGCACAGCCTGTGCAACACGCCGATGAATGAGCGTGGAGATTTGACGACACTTGACAATCAATTACACTCTGCACGCTCGCAGCGAGCCGCGACGCGGGTTAGCTCGCAGCGGCGGGCAAAGTGTTTGGGGAAGCTCTTTGCCTTAACGGCTCTAGCTGTGGGCACTACATATCAGACAACAAATGCAAATCAGGTTCATTGGATCAATGATTCGATGAACCTGAAGCTATATGCACACAATCAAATTGACCAATGGAATGAATTTGAATGCTTTGTTGAATTGATACATCGTGAGAGCTCTTGGAGATATTGGGTAAGGAATGGAAGCCACACAGGATTGGGGCAAATGCGATCTGATTGGTATGGTAAGCAAAGCCCACGAAAGCAAATTGATTTGACTTTAAAATATATAACAAAGCGTTATCATGGCAGGATATGTGATGGAGCATTGGCACATCAAAAGAAGTTTGGGTGGTATTGAATGACTATCAGATCGCAGCGTGATGCGAACTCAACACATTGGAAAAAGATTAGGCAACGCATACTTCAGCGCGATGGTTTTAGTTGCTTTTGGTGCGGATTGGAAGCTGACACCGTGGATCATGTCGTGCCCGTTTCCAAGCAAGGCACGGATCATGACGACAATTTGGTCGCTTGCTGCCGTCGTTGCAATTACAGCAAAAAGGATTCAATGCCTGTCGATTTTTTAGCAAGCCGTTCCACCGCCATGTCCCTCCGCGGTTTAGTTTCACCACGAAACGAATCGCAAAGTCATGACTAAGGCTGGAAAGGCTCAAAAAGGGCGTCTAAAGGTCATTACAGACACGAATCGGGATTCATCGGGATTCTTTCCACCTGTGGGCTCGATTATTGGCTGCACGCTGCCTAGAATCGCCTCAAAGCCTTCGAATTTGCCGTCTAAGGGTCAAGAAATGATTGATTTTGCCAACAGCATCGGAATGAAACTGATGCCGTGGCAAGAATGGCTGGCAATTGAGAGCCATCGCGTCAAGCCCGATGGTCGTTGGTTAAATTCTCAGGTTTGTGTCGTGGTTGCGCGCCAATCGGGAAAGACAACCTTTCAGATCATGCGGGCTTTGACGGGTTTGTTTTTGTGGAATGAGCCGCTACAAATTGGCACAGCTCATCGCTTGACGACATCGCTTGAAACCTTTAGGCATATGGTTTCGATTATCGAATCAAATGCTGTCTTGCGATCTCAGGTCAAGCGCATCAGGTGGGCTCACGGATCGGAAGAAATCGAGCTGCTCAATGGCAATCGCTACATGGTCAAGGCAGGCGGCGCGGCTGCGCGCGGTATTTCAAGACCTGAAACGATTTTTCTTGATGAGCTCCGAGAGATGAAAGACCTAGATTCGTTTGCCAGCTTGCGATATACCGCAATGGCGTCAAAAAATCCGATGGTAATTGCCTTGTCGAATGCGGGAGATCAACATTCAATTGTTTTGAATCAATTGCGGGAACGCGGTTTGGCAGCTGCCGCGGGTGCAACCGACGAAATTGGTTATTTTGAATGGTCAGCTGCAACCGATGACATTCAAGATGTTGAAAATTGGAAAGCTGCAAACCCTGCACTTGGCTACACAATCCACGAAGACAACATCAGGGCTGTGCTCAATGATCCGCCTGATGTCGTGCGCACGGAAGTGCTGTGCAGGTGGGTTGCGACAATTTCCAGCGCGATTCCGCAAGATGCGTGGAACGATTGCGGCGAAGACGATTTGCAGCTCGATCCTCTTGCACCGACTTGGCTTGGTTTGGATTTCTCGCCCGATCGCAGATCAGCGGCATTAGTTGCAGCTCAAAAATTGACCGAGGATCGTTTCCAAGTCAAACTTTTGCATACTTGGACAAATCCTGTCGCCCTAGACGATAGAGCTGTTGCAAATGATGTGGCGACCTATGCCCGAAAGTATGCAACCGAAACCGTAGCATTCTCACGCCGCACGGCTGCCGCGTCAGCAATGAGATTGCAGCCCGCTGGCATCGGAATCACCGACATTGACGGGGCAATTTATGCACAGGCGTGCGACGAGCTTCTCGGCGCGATTACTTCACGCAGACTTCGGCACGGCAATCAACCTGAATTGACATCGCAGGTTTTGTCAGCCGCTCGATTAAGAATGGGCGACACAGGTTGGGTCATTGGTCGCAGAGCTTCTCAATCAACCGTCACAGCTTGCGTCGCAATTGCGTTGGTCAGCCATTTTGCGACACGCCCATCAACAGAGATTGACATTTTGGTCGGATAGTGCTCAAACGCGCGGGAGAATCCGCGCATGGCAATTCGTGATTGGTTTATCACCGCGCCGCAACAGGCTGCCCAAAAAACCGAGGATCACTTAGACATCGCGGCAAGTCTTGCGCCGCTTAATACAATCAACAGCCTTTCAGGATTCTTGCTGACGCCAATCACCGCGACACGCGATGAGGCAATGGCTGTGCCGACAATAGCTCGCGCGAGGAACATAATTGCGGCTTCAATCGCATCAATCCCGTTGCACATCATTGACGAATCGACAGGTCAAGAAATCTATCCACCGCGAATTATCAATCAACCTGACAAGCGCGTCACAGGTTATTCAGCTTACAGCTTCGTCGTTGAGGATTTGCTCTTCTACGGCGTCGCCTATCTTCAAATTATGGAACTTTATGCAGACACAGGTCGCATTCGTGACACACAAAGAATCGCACCTGATCGCGTTCAAATCATCACAAACGCAATGAGCACCGAAATCACAGGATACCGCGTAGATGGAATGGTTGTGCCAAATCAAGGCGTCGGATCACTTGCTGTGTTCAATGGAATTGATGAGGGTTTGTTAAATCGTGCTGGAAGAACAATCAAAGCCGCATTCGCACTTGAAAAGGCTGCCACAATATATGCGCAAGAGCCTTATCCAACAATGGTTTTGAAATCTTCTGGCACAGCTCTTCCCGCCGATCGCATTCGTGCGCTTTTGGATAGTTGGAAAGTATCACGCGCGCAACGGAGCACTGCATTCTTGAATGCTGACATTGAATTGCAATCAGTTGGCTACGATCCCAAATCATTGCAGCTCAATGAAGCTCGCGAACAAGTTTCGACCGAGCTCTGTCGCGCGATTGGTTTGCCTGCATATTACGCCGACGCAAACACAGGCAGCTCAATGACTTATTCAAATGCAACACTTGCGCGTCAATCGCTTTTTGATTTCTCGCTGCGAAATTTTGCGCGTGCAATTGAAACACGATTGTCAATGCCTGATTACACGCCCGCTGGACAGACCGTGCGCTACGACTTAGACGATTACTTGCGCGGATCAGCAAAAGAGCGCGCCGAAGTTTATGAAATACTCAATCGCATTGGCGCAATGTCAATCGAAGAAATCCGAGAGGAAGAAGACCTAATCCGATGAAACTATCAATTCCGATTCAATTAACCGCGGCAGATTCAGAGCGTCGATTGATTTCAGGTCGAATCGTCACTTGGAATGAAGAAGGCAACACGAGCGCGGGTCGCACCATGTTTCAAGCTGGATCAATTGCCCCACGAAATGTGAAATTGCTTTTGGAGCACGATCGCACACGCCCAATCGGTCGCGTCGTTGAAATGACGGAAACACCACAGGGAATTGATGCGACTTTTAAAATTGCAAACACCACAGCTGGAAGCGACGCGCTGGAAGAAGCGCAAACACAATTGCGCGACGGATTTTCTGTTGGAATTTCTGTTGATGCATGGGATAACAAAAACGGCGTTTTGGTCGTGTCAGCTGGCAAGCTCGATGAGGTCAGTTTGGTCGCAGAGCCCGCCATCGACAGCGCAAGGGTTTCAGATGTAGCCGCGTCATATGACGATGAAGAAGAAAAAGAAAAATCAGAGAATTCCGAATCAATCGATTCTGGAACAACCGAAGAAATAGGAGAAGACGAAGTGGAAAACACCGTCACAGAGCAGGCAGCACCCGCCGAAACGGTGGAAGCTGCTTTGACTTCAAATTCGGCTGCAAGTCAGCCGAAGTTTTACACCGCGCCACGAATTGAATTGACTAAGGTCAAGTATCTTGAAAACACAATTCGCGCGGCACTTGGCAGCGAAGAAGCCCGCATTTATGTAAAGGCAGCTGACGACGCCACAAACAATCCAGCAATGTTTCCGACCCGTCAATTGACAGAGGTTTGGAATCCGCTTGGAACAAATGTCAGAGGTTGCGTCGATGCGCTTTCCAAGGGGCAATTGCCTGATGCAGGGCTCACTTTCGAGATTCCTAAGATTACACAGCTTCCATCTGTCACCGAAGAAGCCGAAGGCGGCGCGGTTGCTGATGTGAATGTCAATAGCGAGTTCATTTCGGTGTCTGTCAAAAAATTCAGCGGTAGTCAGGTATTTTCTGTCGAGCTTCTCGACAGGAGTTCGCCCGTCTTTCTAAACGAGTTGCTTTTAACTATGGAGCAGGCTTACTCAAAGGCGACCACCGAATATGCAAATGATCAGCTTGTCGCAGGTGGAGCACTTAACGCAACAGCTCGCGCAAATGACAAGGAAGCGTTGCTTGCATATGTTGCAAGCGGAAGCGCGGCTGTCTATGCAGCAACAAAAGGTTTTGCAAGGAATCTAGTTGTTGCACCTGATCAATGGGCAAATATCATGGGCTACAACGATTCAGGTCGCCCAATCTACAACGCGGCTGCACCACAAAACGCGGGTGGAAATGTGACACCGACATCATTGGTCGGCAATGTTGCAGGTTTGAACCTTTATGTTGATGCCTATAAGACAGGATCAGGCGACAACTCAATGTTTGTCATCAATCCTGATGCTTACACTTGGTATGAATCACCACGCGCAAACCTTCGCGCAAATGTAATCGCCACAGGTCAAGTTTCAGTTCTGTATTACGGATTTGCCGCTCTTGCCACAAAAACAGGCGCGGGCTGCAACCGTTTCAACTTCACCTAAGCCGATTAACTAATCATCGATCAGCTGCGCTCCCGTAGCTGATCGAGCAGAATCGAAAGGAACGCTCATGCCAAACATCGTCAGCGCGCAAGACTTGCGCACCGTGCTTGGCGTGAGCGTTTCGCTTTATCCTGACAGCTATCTTGACGACATCATCAATTCGGCTGAAGCTGTTGTTTTGCCGATGTTGGTTGCCAATTCGTCAGCGGTTGCAATGTATGAGATCGAAAATAACATTCTTTACATCTACACCGTCAGAGCTCACAAATTTGTCACAGGTCAAAGCGTGCAACTTAACAATTGCGACGCTTCCATTGACGGCACTTACACCGTCACCGCGGATTACACACATTCGCCCTATGTCTTCACAGCTGCAAAAGTCACAACAAATGTGACGCTTCGCGCCGTCATTCCAAACGGATCAGCGACATTGGTTGGCAAATCTGCCGCCGATATTTATGCAAACAATGACGCTGTTGAGAATGCTGTGATTATGACCAGCTCTGAAATTTTCCAAGCCAAAACCGCCGCGGGCAATTCCATTGACGGCGTTGATTTCCAAGTTTCACCGTGGCGAATGAGCCGTCAGCTATTGACACGCGTTTCAGCCTTGCTCGCGCCATTTTATGAAGTCGAATCGATGTGTCAGTGATGCCATCATCAATTCAAACAAGTGTCAGAGATACTCTGCAAAGCGCGCTGTCAAGCGTTTCGGCAAATGTTTATGATTCTGTGCCTGAAGCTGTGATTCCGCCGTTTTGCGCGCTAGTTCCTAGCGATCCTTATCTTCAACCAAATCTCATTGGCAAATCGACAATCAAGGTTCAAATCAATCTTAGAATCACGGCAGCTGTTGCCTATATGTCAAACAGCGCATCGCTGGACAACTTGGAGAAGCTACTCATCAGCATTCTGGCGGTTATACCGTCAGGCTACATCGTCGGAGATATAACCGTGCCGTCGATTGTTTCGGTCGGATCGTCAAACCTGCTATCGGCAGACATACCCGTTTCCACCTACTACACACAAACAAACTAGGAGCAGACATGCCAACAAATATCATCACGGGGCGCGATGTGTCTTTCACGATTGGTGGAAACAATTTCGACGCCCAAACAACATCGGCAATCCTGTCAAATGAGCACATCATCGAAACTTATCAAACGCTTGATGGTCGCGCATATAAGGCAATTGACGATCAATGGACATTCGATGTCGAAATGCTTGCAGATTGGGGCGCAACAGGATCACTCTGTGAAATTCTGTGGAGCGTTTGCGAATCTGCACCAAACACAGGCATTTCAACCGTCATGACGGCGGCGACAGGTGCTACATTCACATTTCAGGTTTTGCCCGTCTTCCCATCGGTCGGCGGAACTGCACCTGATGCACAAACTGTGACGATGAGCTTCACCGTCATTGGCTTACCAGCTGAAAATTTCAGCTAGGATTTAGAGAAACGGGAGCAAAATGAAACTAGCAATTCAAATTGAATATCAATCAGGCGATGTGGCGACTTATGTCGCTGCACCGCCTGAATGGGCGAAGTGGGAGCAAAAGACAGGCTTTCGCATTGGTCAAGCCCAAGAGAAGATTGGCGTTTCAGATTTGATGTTTTTGGCATATCACGCCATGAAGCGTGAAGCCGCGGGCAAACCTGTGAAGCCTTATGACACTTGGTGTGAAACGATTGCAGAGATTGTCGTAGGTGACAACAGCCCAAAAGTCACGGAAGCGGAAGCGTCAGCCGACTAATCGTTGAGCTCGCAATCGCCACAGGCATTCCGATGCCATATTGGCAATCCGCTGAAGATATTTTGACAGCGATTGAGATTTTGGAGAAAAATGGCGGCGGCAAAAGGTCAGGGTAAGATCAGCATCGATGTTGATCCGATTGCTTTGAAAGACTTGCGCGCCACATTAAGGTTGCTTGACAAGGAAACATCGTCAGAATTACGCGACAAAGCGCAACCGCTTTCCAAAAGCCTTGCCCGTGAATTAAGCGTTGCCGCCGCTTTTGGTTCAGCTCCACCGCAAGCAATTTTGGTCGCGCGATCAATTAGCACACCAAGAGATCGCATGATTCGGGTTGATGTTGGCGGATCAAAACGCGTTGGCAGACCATATGGCGGCAAAAGACCTGACACAAAAAGCACATCGGCGCAGGCTGGTCAGCTCTTATGGGGCAGCGAATATGGAAGCGGCGGGCAGCCAATAGATCAGGCAGGTCGGCGAATGGGCAGATCAAGATTCGTCAAGGGCAGAAATAAGCGCGGCTATTGGATCAATCCGACCGTCGATGCAAACATCAAGCCCATTGCTGACGAATATGTGCAGATTGTCAAGGATATAGTTAAGCGATTGAAACTTGAAGGCGGTGAGTAATGGCTGGAATTCCAAAAGTCAAAATTCAATTTGATGCGGATTTAGATGGTTTGAAAAAAGGCACAGCCGCCGCCGACAAAGAAGTTGGCGGGTTTGCAGATAAGGTCGGCGAGTTTGGAAAGAAAGCGGCTGCCGCTTTTGCTATTGCTGCCGCTGCCGCTGCCGCTTATGCCGTCAAACTTGCTGTTGATGGTGTCAAAGCCGCAATTGAAGATGAGCAAGCACAACTCAAATTAGCAAATGCGTTAGAGGCTGCAACAGGTGCAACAAATGCACAAATCAAAGCGGTTGAAGATCAAATTTTGAAAACATCGTTGGCGACGGGTGTTGCTGACGATAAATTGCGACCAGCCTTGCAGCGTTTAGCTGTTGCAACAGGCAACACCGAAGAAGCTCAAAAACTTCTCAATCTTGCTTTAGACATAAGCGCGGCAACAGGCAAACCGCTTGAAACCGTCAGCAATGCACTTGGCAAAGCCTATGAAGGCAACACAACAGCGTTGGTCAAATTAAACGCAGGAATTTCCACAGCCGAGGCAAAAACCTTAGGCTATACGGGAGCGGTTGAACAATTGACGGATTTGTATGGCGGTGCAGCTGCAAAAAATGCTGACACATTTCAAGGTCGCATTGATCGCGTCAAAGTTGCTTTTGATGAAACGAAAGAATCAATCGGTCAGGCTCTTTTGCCTATTGTGGAAAAATTGCTTGGCTTTATCACGGGCACGGTTTTGCCCGTGTTTCAAAAGTTTTCCGATGCTTTAAGTGGGTCAGGCGAAGGAATTTTGGGTCGCTTTGAAGCCATTGTCAATTATATTCGCGACTTTGTTGAACCGATTTTTAATGCCGTGCGCAATGCTTTTGTCAAAGTGTCTGATGCACTAAAAGAACAAAAACCGCGATTTGATGACATTTTGAAAATTTTCAAAGAAATTTTTGAATTTGTAGATCAATACCTTGTTCCAATTTTCAAAACAATTCTTGTCAAATACATTGAAAGTTTTGCGGCGTCTGCATCAACAGCAATCAAAGTGGTTGTTCCTGTAATTGAAACCGTTTTGAATACCATCAAAAGCGTCATCAATGGAATCATCAGCGTCATCAACACGGCGATCAATCTTTACAACAAAGCGAACAATCTTTTTGGCGGCAAAGACATTGCAAACATTGGAAAAATTGGTGCGGGTGGAACTACTACATCAGGCACGGTCGGCGGCATTCAATTGCCTTTTGGCGGTGCAAATGTTGGCGGTGCGGCGGGTGCAACGGGCGGAGCTTTAGGCAGCGGCATTGGAGCAGGGCTTGGGTCAGCTCTCGGCACAGCTCTTGGATCAGCTGTTGGAAATAGTGCGGCAAAAGCTGTCAAGGAATTGCCAAAAACATTGATTGAAGAAATATCGGAAGCAAATTGGTTGAAAAAGACAATTGAAGAAGGTGTGTTCGATGCCGCTCGATTTAGAATGGGCGAGGAAAGAAGCATGTTGCCACCTGTTCCATCAATGCCGACTTTTGATGTTGCAGCTGCTAGACGCGGCGAGGAAAGAGGCAACACATACAATGTGACGGTCAATGGGGCAATGGATTCTGAAAGCACCGCGCGGCAAATTGTGACGCTGTTGAATGATTCACAGGCTCGCGGCACGCTTGGCGCAAGTGGATTTGCAGGGCTGATTGCAGAATGAGCGTTTGGACACCTGATTGGCGCATCAAGATTCAGGGCGTTGAATACACAAATCTAACGCTCTCAAATCTTACAATCTCATCAGGTCGAACTAATATCTACGAACAACCCGTCGCAGGGTATTGCCGCCTTCAGCTAATCAACACAAATGTCAGCGCAATTGTTTTTGACATCAATGATGGCGTCACAATTGAAGTGAAAAACGATGCTGGCAATTATGTGATTTTATTTGGTGGCAACATCACCGACATGAATGTCAATGTGTCTTCGGCAGGCGGAATCGGAATCAGCCAAACAATCAGCATCACAGCTCTTGGCGCATTGGCAAGATTGCCGAAGTCGGTTTTTATTGGAAACATTCAGCAAGCAACCGATGGCGAACAGATTGAAGCGGTGCTTGAAAACATACTTTTTGCCAATTGGAACACCGTGCCTGCCGCCGAAACTTGGTCGGGATATGATCCGACGGTGCAATGGGAAGACGCCGAAAACAACGGTTTAGGCGAGATTGATGTGGGCGATTACACGCTTGACGGTCAAAACAGCGTCGATTCAAATGTTTATTCAATCGTGGCAGCTCTTGCAAATTCAGGACTTGGCTATTTATACGAAAGCCCAAACGGCTTGATCAACTACGCTGACAGCACACATCGCACAGAATACTTTTCAGCCAACGGTTATGTTGATCTCGACGCCAAACACGCGCTTGCTGGCAATATCACCACCAAGAAGCGATCAGGCGATGTGCGCAACAGCATCACGCTGCAATATACGGCAAGCGGCAATTCGGAAGTCAGCGACAGCGATGTGGCTTCAATTGCTACTTATGGAGAGCTCGCCCAAACAATCCGCACAACCTTGAAGAATCAAGGTGACGCGACAAGCCAAGCGGCGTTTTATTTAGACCTGCGAGCCTATCCGCAAGCCGTTTTCGATAGCGTGACTTTTGCGCTTGGCAACCCTGAAATTGACGAAATTGATCGAACATCGCTTTTGGGCGTATTTATGGGAATGCCAATCAATCTGCAAAACCTGCCCGCCAATATGAGCAATGGCGAATTTCAGGGTTTTGTCGAGGGTTGGACATTCCAAGCCACGGTCAGCGACATAAAATTGACCATGACCGTTTCGCCGCTGGCATTCAGCTTGCAGGCATTTCGTTGGAATTCTGTGCCTGTCACAGAGCTTTGGAACACTTTATCCAATACACTAACTTGGGAACAAGCGACGATCGTCGCGTAAGGAGCAAGAATGCCAACAACATCAAACTTCGGTTGGACAACACCCGCCGACACCGATCTTGTCAAAGATGGTGCAGCTGCCATTCGCACTTTAGGCAATGGCGTCGATTCATCATTTGTCGATCTTAAAGGTGGAACATCAGGTCAAATACTTGCAAAAAATTCTGCAACTGATCTTGACTTTGTTTGGATTGCAAATGATCAAGGCGACATCACAGGTGTCACAGCTGGCACAGGAATCAGCGGCGGTGGCACATCAGGTGCGGTGACAATAACAAATTCAATGGCAACAGAAATCACAGCAAAAGGCGATTTGATTGTTGGAACAGGCAACGCGGCATTCGACAACTTGCCAGCTGGAACGAATGGTCATGTTTTAACAGCCGATAGCACAGTATCACCGACAGGCTTAAAGTGGGCTGCGTCTGTTTCTGGGCCAACAAATTGGACTTTATTAAATGCAGGTGGAACAGCACTAACAGGTGCGACGACTATTACTGTGAGTTTTACTGCGCCTAAAGAATTATTCGTTTTAATGATAGGTGCGAGTTCTGCAACCGCTCGCTCATTTTTTACGCTAAGACCTAATTCTGATTCCGATGCCGATTACTCAGTTGCAGGAACTATAATACAACCCGACAACATAACTTTGTCGGGCGGCTTTGGTTCATACACATCGGATACTGATATTGATTTTGGAACTATGGACAACACATCTGCTTCAACTGTTAGCACTGCTTTTTATATGGATATGTGCGATCAAACAGGAACAAAATATTGGTCTGTCACAGGTGGCGGATTAGATGCTGGCGGTGAAGGTCATCAAGTGTTTTCATCACAAGGTTTGTATGAAGCAAGTGCAACGATAACTTCTATCCAAGTTCTTTCATCGACGGGCAATTTTGATGCAGGAACGATATATGTGTTTGGAGCAAACTAATGTATAACCACAAAATCATAAATACTAACACAGGCGAAGAAACTATTGTGCCTTTATCTGATTCTGAAATAAAGGTTATTGAAGCCAACATAGCGCAAGCAAAAGTTGAAGCAATAGAAGCCGAAGCAAAGGCCACCCAAAAGGCAGCCCTGTTAGATCGGCTAGGGATTACTGCTGAGGAAGCCAAACTGCTTCTAGCATAATCTTGAGGGATACTGCTAAAATTTATTATGACGACATTTCCTGACGGCACAGCTCAAAGATTTTGCCAAGTTGCATTGGCTGAGGTTGGCTACATTGAAGAACCTGTCAATTTGACCAAGTATGGCAAACACACGATGGCTGACGGTTTGCCGTGGTGCGGAAGTTTTGTGATGTGGTGCGCGACAAAAATTGGCATCAAGATTCCATCGGTTGTGAGCACGGCAGCGGGAGCACAAAAATTTAAGGATCAGAATCGATGGAGCGAAACACCGCAAAAAGGTTATTTGGCTTTTATGGATTTTCCACACGACGGCGTTGATCGCATTTCGCACATTGGCATCGTCGTTGATGTAAAAAAGGATTCTGTCATATGCGTCGAAGGCAACACATCAGGCACGGGAGATCAGCGCAATGGCGGAATGGTGATGATCAAGGAGCGCACAATCGGCAAGGGTTCGCCTGTCGTCGGTTTTGGCATTCCAAGATTCACACCGTTTGACGGCGATTTTCCAATCGTTGAAGCTCCCGATTCGGCTACACCTACAAAGCCGAAGAAAGCGAAAAAGAAAAATGGAAAAAATCAAAGCACTTCTAGCGAGCTGGTCGCGTAGCTTTATCGCAGGCTCGCTTGCGGTTTATCTAGCAACAGGCACAACCGACCTGAAAACACTTGGTTTGGCTGGCATCGCTGCACTTGCGCCCGTGTTAATGCGGTGGGCAAATCCAAACGATGCCGCTTTCGGGATCAGCAAATAAGCTGATCGCGTGGTGTCTGGGCGCGCTTACCCTTTCGCTCGCCCTGACATCATGCGGTTATGACGGTTGGATCAGATACCCTTGCCAAGATTTCGACAATTGGAATTTGAATGAATGTCAAGCACCCGAATGCAAAGTCACGGGAACTTGCACCAAGGACATTTTGGGTTCAACAATTACTCAATCCGAGATCGACAAAGCAAAAGTTGAGCCCTGAAGACATACACGCGCGGCTCATTTTCTTGATCGGGGCAACCCTTGCTCTGACATTCTTTTGCGTCACGGTAGGCACGGTCTATGCCCTAATTTTCGTCACGCAGCCGATTGGCGCGCAAGCTCCAAACGATGCAGCTTTCATTGATTTGCTCAAAACGCTGGCAATCTTTTTGACGGGCTCGCTTGGCGGTGTCTTAGCAGGCAACGGTTTAAAATCACGCAAAAGAGATGATGACACGCCCAAGCCGACGCCAAGTGTTTGAAATTGTCGGTGATTGATGTCATTCTGTAAGTGCTGGCAGCTCGAATGAAGTTGCGGCAACGGGAGCAAAAATGGAAACAATTTGCACATTCTTTGACACGACCATTTCGGTGGTTTTTATGATTGGCGGGCTTTTTATTTTTTTGCTGATTGGCTATGCAAAGGGCTTTAACAGCGGCAAGGAAGTCGGCTACACGCAAGGATTTTACAAAGGCAGAGCAATTACAAGGCAGGTCAAGTGATGGCGTTTGATCTCAGCAATTACGAAGATGTCAATGCTCGAATCACTAGGTTTCGGGCTGAATTTCCGATGGGCAGAATTGAAGCCCACATTGATCACATTGATTTTGAGAATGGTCGAATTTTGGTGCGAGCCTTAGCATTTCGCACCGATGATCCTAACGAATTGCCCGCTGCTATTGACTACGCTTTTGAGCATCGGGCAACGCATGGCGTCAATCGCGATTTTTGGGTCGAAAACGCGGTGACTTCAGCCTATGGTCGGGCGATTGGCGCGCTTACGCCGTCAAACGCTCGACCTACGCGGCAAGACATGGAGAAGGCAGAAAAGCTCCAAGCTGAGCCCGTGGATCATTACAAACCCGCAAATGTCAAAACAGCTTCCGAATCAATCGGAGAGCTGAAACAGGTGCTCGGTGCGAAGCTGATGTCAGAGCCGCCGAAATGCCAGCATGGGCATCGTTTGAAACGCGTTGGCACATCGGAGAAGTCGGGGAAGCCCTATCTTGGTTGGGCTTGCTCGGAGAAGAATCGAGCCAAGCAATGCCCAATCATTTGGTGGAAGCAAACGCCTGACGGTGATGATTGGCTATCGCCTGAAGATTATGCCGATTATCTAAATGAGCGCGGGTTAAATCTTGATCCTAAGATTGAAAAAGAGCCTGTTCCCGATCACATGTTAAGCGATAAGGAAAGGGCATCAAAATGAAAATTGTGCTTGATTACGCACAACAGATCAGAGCAGCCGAAGTCGCACTTAGCCGAATCAAAGAGCTTGATTTGAAACCTAATCATTCCAGCCGATATGACAAAGAGCTGTCATTTCCTGAATATGTGGCACAGGTGACGGAAAGCATCGGGGCTGAAATAGCCGTGGCGAAGTATTTTGGAATGATTGGCTTTGATCCTGCAATGAGCCGATTCAAGCTGACAGCCGATGTCGGAGCTGCCATTGAAGTCAAATGGACACACTATGACGGCGGGTCATTGATCATATATGAATCCGATCGCAATCACGATGTTGCTGTGTTGGTGGTAGGTAAGTGCCCTAAATACAGAATCGCGGGCTGGATACCTGTCAGCATTGCCAAGCGTGATCGCTACAAACACCACAAACAGCCGACTTGGTGGATCGGGCAACAAAACCTTCAACCTATCGAAAACCTGTATCGGAGCAAATATGGCGAAGCTGTATCGGGCAAAGTGTCGAATCTGTAAGGCGCACAAAGTGCATTTGAGCTTCAATGATCTTTCAGACAGATTGCCGCCTGACAAGGTATTTGTTCAATGTTCAGGTTGCAGCGCGTTTGGCGTTGAAGAATTGGAAAATGTAGAGGAGCTAGG